TCATGGCTGAATGGGCCCGCTGAATGTACGAAGGAAGCCTCGGCCCTTGAGCGTATTGCGGTAATTATTCAGGGCAACCGCTTCCGCCTCTCGCGCCACGTCCGGGCCAGCTGCTACGACGTTTCCCTCGTCGTCAACGATCGCCAGCCGCGCGCGTTTCCCGTCCACATCCACGAGGAGGCCCTCGTGGGATGTCGCGTGGATGACTACGCGGGGCACGGCGCCGGTGCATTGGGTGCCGATCATTGCTAGGCGCCTCCGCTTGGCAAAGGTGCGCCGTCCACGGCCAGCAGCACCGGGGGGTGGGTCTGCCCCACGCACATGAGGCACACGTCCGCACCCGCAGCGATCGCCGCGCGCTCGGTGGCATCGGGGCGCCAATAAGACCACACGCCATGCGACCCGTCGGTGTACCGCACCCGGGTGATGGCCAGAGGCTTGCACTGCTCGATGGTCACGCCCAGTGGGGCGCCGAGCACGTCATTGTTGCTGTGGTGCTGTACCGCCCTCATGCTGCGCCACCTTCCTGCCGCGCGCCGGTTGCAGCTTGCGGCCGTTGCGACTCACCACCGGCCGCAATGACAGCCTCGGCACGCGCGACCGCCTCGCGCATCGCTGCGGCCCGGTCCTCGCCATCCACGACCTCGTAAGCGCTGGGCGACCCTGGCAGGCCAGACTGCGCGCAGCCGCCATGCATGCGCAGCGTGAGGCCAAGACGCGCGGCCGTCCGGAAAGCCCGACCGTCAGCATCCTCTGCAGATGTCGTGGTGGACGCATGGGGCGCGGCGGCGAGCACTCGCGCCACACCCCGCAGCGGTGCCAAGGCGCCGCCGGCATCGCCGGCTTCGATCCGGCGGATCGCGGAGTTGATGCCGATGGCCGCCGCTGCCTCACCATAGGTCATCACCCCCACCGCGTCCACCTGGTGGCGGGGCGGGTGATCTGGGCAGGGCCATCGAAGGGAGCCGTCCCCGCTGGGGCAGGTGCAGCGTGCTTCGGTAGCCGCGGCTGCGAGGGCCGCGCGGATCAGGCGCCGGCAGTCGCTGCGAGTGAGTGGCGGATGGATGTTTCGCATCTCCACCATAGCTGCGTCGATCATTGCGATTTCTGCCGCCAGGCTCGGGGCCGTGTGGTTGTGATTCATGCATTTCCTTCTGCGGCCGCCAGGCCAAGGGATTCAAGGGAGCGAGCCTCTACGGCGCCGCCGGCGGATTGGTGGCGCGCGAGCACCTTGGACGTGGCCGCGTACAGCTCACCGAAGCTCAGCTGCTCCAGCTGGTACTGATGCAGCCGTAGGCCTTCACGAACCGCATCGAGCTCGTAGAACCAGAGGGCGGTGGGCGTCCATGTCTCGCCCGGAATGGCGCGCGCCTCGATGCTGGCCAGTGCCTGCAGGCCGGCGTCGATGTGCTCGCGCAGGCCTCGAACGACGCCCTGCCGCTCGATCTCCTGGGCGATCAGCATGGCGGTGTTGATGACGGCCCACTGATCGGCCGTGGCGACGCCCTCGCGCAGCCTGCATTCCGCGGCGCGCAGTGGCGCCATGGCCTGATCGACTTCGACGCGGGTGAGGCGCGTGGCGCGCCGCATGGCCGCCACCAGGTTGTCCATACGTGTGCGGCGCGGCCGCCGCGCGGTGCCGTGGGTGGTTGCCATCACGCCACCTCCAGTTCGGTGTGGTGGAAAGCCACGAACATCGGAACGCCGCGCTTTTCGCGGGGGATCGCAACGTCCCAGGCCTCGCTGCCGATCTTCCGCAAGATGCGGCCGACCTTGCCGACGTGGGGCGCCTGCTTTTTGCCTGTGGCCGTAGGCAGCACCCGCACCAGCACGTCGATGCCCAGCTCGGTTGCCTTGTGGCCAGGTGCACCCTCCGTAGATGTGGGTGCCTGGCTGGCGGCCGTCGCATCGTCAGCCGAGCCCGTCTCGGGCAGGTCGCTCGCCGCCGGCTGCCCTTCCGGGGCAGGCGGCGCCTTGTCGCCTTGCGCCGTAGGCGCCACGTCTTGGGCCTCGGCCACAGCGCCGTCGCCGACGCTGGGAGCAGCGTCTGCCGCTGGCTGCCCGTCAGGGACAGCCGGCGCCTCGTCGCCTTGCGCCGCAGGCGCCTTTCTAACTGGCTTCCTCGGGAAGGGCCACGCCGTCGCCGGATCCAGGCCCGCGTCCTCCTGTCCATCCGTCTCAAGCGCCGCCAAGCCGGCCGCGATCGCGGCGGCTGCCTCGGCCGCCGTGACCTTCGGCGCAGCGGCTGGGGCGCGCGCAGCCGGGGCCTTGTTGGCCTTGCCCCTCGCGCGCGTAGCGCTGGCTTGCGCAGCGGGGGGCGGGGTCGAGGCGGTCTTCTGGGCTGCAGCCTTGGCAGCGAGTTCTTCTTCTTGGGCCTTTGCCTCGGCCTTCAGGTGTGCGATGGCTTCCTTGAGCTCGGCTTTCTCCTTGGCGGCAGCTTCAGCGGTGATGGAGGCAACATCGAGGCCCAGGGCGCGTGCCGCCGAGTGAGCCAGTTCCTGGCCAGCGCCGTCGCCATAGTGGTAGCCATGGTGTGACAGCATCCAGGCGACGAACATCGCACGCACGTCACCGTCCTTGGCGCGGTCAATGCGCGCGCGCGCGCGTTCTTGGGTTGCGTCCCATTGCTCGTTCTCCACCTCCTCCAGGCCGCAAATGGCGATCTGTTCATCGACATCCAGATCGTGGACCTGCAGCTTGAGCCATGCACGCAGGAGCTCAGCATCCGACAGAACCTTTGCAGGTTGTGCGCTGCTACGGGCTGCGGTCACGAGCGCCGTGTAGAGAGCCCCTCCCACCGCACGTTCTTGGCGAGCCTGCGATGCCTCCCTCAGCTGCTTGATGCGGTGCTCAACGTCCAGCTTGGCGTTGGTGGCTTTCAGAACACCACGCTGCACCAGGATGGCCTCTGCCTCGTCGGTGGGTACAGCCTCGATCAGTTCCTTGGTCTGCGGGTGCTCGATGAGCACTGCCTGGGGGGCGTCGTCGCCGAGCAGCGCGCGCATGGTCGCCGGCTCCCGGCCAGGCAGGCAATGGGTTGCATCCAACCGCGTGTAGCCGTTCAATTGGCTGCTCCACGTCTTCACGATCCCCTTCGCTTCCTTGCCTTCTATCACCTGCATGCCCTTCGCCGACGCGCGAGCGCGAAGCTGTTCACTGTGGGCTGCTTCCTTCGCGTGGTAGCACTTGGGCAGCGTGCACAGATCCGGGCTATTCACATCGGCAAAGAGATCGGGTGCAGAGCCGGTCCGGTTTGCGCAGTCCTTGCAGCTGCCCGCGTAGCTCACCAAGCCCGGCGCGATGATGTCGAAGCGTGCCCCGTCAAGGCGCAGCATCACGTTCTGTTGCAGCCAGGCCTCGAACTCCCGCACGCCCATCGCGGGGTCGCCGCGGTAGTTCTTGCGGCTGGCCTCTTCGAGCGCTTTGGCCTGCAGCTTCGCATCCGGAATACGCGCAATGCGCAGCGCGCGGCTGTTGTCGATCACGCCATCCGCGAGCGCCTGGCGTGCCTCGGGGTGCAGTTCCAGCAGCTTGAGCCTGGCATAGATGTAGCTTTTGCCCTTGTTCTTCTGCCCGCCCTTGCCGATCTTTTCTGCGACCTGCTCAGCGGTCAATCCACTGTGCTCCATGAGTGCGCGATAGCCTTCGGCCTCCTCCAGCTCGGAAACGTCCTCGCGCTGCAGGTTCTCAATCACCTGCACCTCCAGCGCCTGTTCGTCGGTCAGGTCCCGGATCATGGCCGGGATCTCGCCCACTCCAGCCAGTTGGCAAGCGCGCCACCGCCGCTCGCCGGCCACCAGTTCGTACTCGATGGGCTCGCCCCTGTTGGTGATCGCGAAGGGCCACGCGGGCGCGCTGGTCCTGGCGGCGCGGCTGGTCTCGGCCACGCGTGCTGCCGGCAACGGCCGCAGCAAAATGGGCTGGTGCACGCCACTTGCTTTGATGCTGTCCGCCAACTCCCGCAGGGGCTCCTCCTTGAACACCTTGCGCGGGTTGGTCAGGCTGGCGACGATGCTGCCTACCGCGACCATGCGCATCTGCGGGCCGGCGCCGGGTGCTGGAAGGGCGAGCGTCACGCTGTCGTTTTGATCGGTTGCCATGGGTCAGGACTCCAGAGGTTTGCCCTGCAAATCGGTGACGCGGCCGTCCCGGTAGTGCAGGCGGTTGTTCATCCGGCTGGGCAGGTCGAAGGCCTGCATGGCGCCGGGGCGGCCGTCGAAGGGGCGCAGTTCGGGGCAGCGGTAGCCCTTCGGCTCGCCTTCGCCTTCGCCTGCGGATGCGGTGGGTTGGTATGTGGTCGGCTCGTACACCAGGCGATTGCGGCGCCGCGCCTCCAGGCTCCGGGCCCGCTCGCTTCGGCGGTGGGCTTCGAGCGCCTCGCGCGTGACGCGCTGCTCGAACGTCTCCATGCGGGTGCTGCGGCGGCTCATGCGGCACCTGCCGTTTCTGCGGTGACACGGCCGCGGGCCAGGACCTCGCAGGCGCGCTGGCGAACCTCCGCGGTCACCGCGTGGCCGAAGTCCTCGGGGTCGGTCAGCTGCCGCACCAGGTCCAGCGCGCGATCCTTGCCTTGCCAGTAGCGGACATCGCTTGCCCGCAGCGCGCAGGTGCCCAGGACCTGCTCTGCAAGGCTCGTTGCGGGTGTGCGCGGCGCTCCCTGGATGGGCTCGCCGGCGGTGGTGAGCACGGTCACGCCGCCGCCCGGCGTGTCCATGATGTGTATGGTGGTGATGGCCATAGTGATCGTGGGAGGTTGGTCAGAACGGCGCGAAGCGGCCCGAGAGCAGGCCGGCGAGGAACGCCGGCAGGGCAAAGGCCAGCAACACCGCGGCGAGCCAGGCGAGCGCGGGCAGCACCCGGGCTGCGGCCCGACGGGTGCGCTGGCCGCGGGTACGGCGATAGGGTCCGAAGACCTGGATGGGCGCGCTCATGGCGCAGCCTTTACGGATACGGCCCGGGCCGAGGGGAAGCGCTGCATCGCATCGATGACAGCGGCGGCCGTGCTCAGAAAGACGCCGGTGTAGGTCTGCCCGGCAACCTTGACGGTGCAGGCGATCATCTGAACCGCTCCTCGTCCTGGATGGCCTGCAGCTGCGCGCGCAGGACCTGTCCGTCTTGCCCGCCGAGGTCTTCGTGGTGATCAATGCTCACGGTGATGCTGTCCGTGATGAGGATCTCGGCGAAGTCCATGGTGTGGCCGAGTGCGCTCGGCACGCCTGGTGCGCGACGCACCTGTGCCATGAGTCGCAGTTGCGTCTGAAGCAGAACCAGCTTCCACCGGGCTGCGTCCACCCAGAACTTCGCGTCGGCCGGAGCTTGCGGATGCTCTGGCAGAGGCACCGCGAACCGTTCCAGGTCGATGTAGGCGGGGGGACGCACGAGCGCGGGGGCCGATGCTGTGCACACGTGTGCACTGGATGCGACGGCGGCCGGCATCACGCCGCCTCGCCGATGCGTTCGGCCTTGAGTACGCGCAGGCCGGACTGCTGGTGGGCCACGCGCATGGCCTGCTCGGCGCTATCCGCGTCGAGCTCTTTGGTGGGGAGTTGGCCAGCGTCGGCGAGGGACTCAACGTCCTCGGCGAGGGTGCTGGCGGGGATCAAAAAGGCGCAGTACCTGCGCTGGGTGAATGGCATGTTTGCTCCTGCACGCCGGAATGGCGCGTAGGAGCATTGAACCACGGTTCAATTTTCGATGTCAACCTTGGTTTAATAATTCGCGGCGAAGTTTCAACCTTGGATGTGCCCTCGCTACGGGAGATTCCCCAAGGACGCGTCCACGACAACTCCGCAGAACACGTCGCCTTCCTTCAAAGGGATGTAGCGTTTGGGCCAGTCGGGATTGATGGCTTCGAGGAACAGTTCGCCATCAACCAACGCCAGCCGTTTGAAGGTTGCAACGTTTTCGCCGCTCCTCCGCACGATCACAAACTGTCCAGGCGTAGGCTCCTTGTCGGGGTTGACGTGGAGCAGCACCCCCGCCGGGAAGCTGTATGGGGACCCTGCGGGCGCGGTCATGGAATCCCCGTGAACCCGGAGCATGTATCCGCAGTCGCCCAAGTTGTGATGCGAGGGCGGCCACTCGTCGGCGTCCCCTGGCTGAAAGTTATCGCAAATGTCTGTCCACTCCCCCGCCTGCACCCAGGAAATGAGTGGATAGCGGCCTTTACCTTTGATGTTTGGGCCTGCAGCCACGTTCGAGGTGGTCGGGTGCTGGCCCTTGCCTGTAGCGAGCCACTCGGGTGACAGGCCCAGCAGCTTTGCAGCCTTCAGATTGTTCACCATGCCGAACGAGCCGCCGTCACGCACCTTCTTGACTGATTGGTATGAGATGCCCATCGCGTCAGCCAATTGCTGCGCGCTCAGCTTCGCCGCGTCCATCGCAGGCTTCAGTCGGCTCCAATAGTCTTCAACCATAGTTGAAATCGTAGCCGCCGGGGGTTGAACTTGGGTTGACACTTAATATTGAACCGTGGTTCAATGTGCGGCATGCAACGTCAAGTCGCCATAGACCTCCTTGGAGGCACAACTGCTGCCGCTGCCGAAGTGCTTGGCGTGTCCTACCAGGCAGTCAGCAAGTGGCCCGACCCCTTGCCTGGGCGAATAAGGGACAGGGTAGTCGCGGCGTGTGTGTATGAGGCGATCGAACTGCCGCCCGACATCGTGGGTTGCCGAAAGCGCAGCCGCCTCGCAGGCGCCGAGCAGGCTGTTCAGACTGCGGAGGCGCCCCATGGCTGAAGATGATGTGCGGAACGAGCTGCAGGCCCTCAGAAGGGAGTGCGCCCAACTCAGGACGGCGGCTGTTGGCCAGTGCGGTGAAGCAGCAGGTCCCGCCATTGCTGGGCTGCCGTCCGAAATTTTGCGATCCGTTTGGGATCGATGTGCTCTACGAGCAAATCCATGTGTTCCAGATACGCCTCGACAAGCCGCTCCGGTTCGGGGTGGCTTGTCGCTAGTGCCACAAGTACACCGCGCATGGCGGCCTGCTCCGCAAACAGGTCTCCCAGCGCGTCGGCCATCTCTCTCTGTAGTCCCCGTATGTCCGCCAAAGGATCGGGGAACCGGGGAGGCACCGGCATGTTGAAGTTGTTCATGGCAAACGCCCTTCAGATGATGGCGGCCAGTTGCTCGTCGAAAGCACCGGCAAGAGAAATGATTTCCCTCTTGCGGTCCGCGTCGCGGCCATTGGCGAAGTTTTCCGCCATCAGTGCAAACACCGGCCGGAGCTGCTCGAGAACCATGCCGTTGTGCTTCATCGTCAGCACGACGGCCATAAGTAATGCGGTGTGCACATCGTGTGCTGCGCCGCTCCGGGTTCCCAGTGAAGCGGTCTCGTCTGCAAGGTTCGCGCAGTGGTTGGCCAGCCCTTCGATCAGGTCTACCAGTTGCTGTTCGGACATAGGTAACTCCCTCCTGTGGTTGAGCGAGCCATTCTGCATCACAGGTCCAGCGTTCGTCCGTTTCCACCCCCACGCCCGCAGCCATGCCGCCGGGCTCCTCCTCCCTATTGGTGTGCTGCGCGCGGGAAGGTGCGCAGCGCTTCGCATGGTGGCGTGTTGGGTGCTTTTTCTTCATCTTGGGCCGCAGTCTCTCAGCGGCGCGGCCCACTGTCAGTAACAACGCGATGGGTCATCTGCTATGAACGTCATGGACGCCGCCTACAACCTGGTGGCCGCCTATCCAGGCGGCGCCGCATCCCTTGCCCCGCGCGTGGGCAAGGCCGCCACCACGCTGGCGCACGAAGTCAACCGTACGGGCACCGCCAAGTTGGGCCTTGAGACCGCCGTGGCGATCTCCGTGATGTCGCAGGACCTGCGCATCCTCGATGCCTTTGCGGCGCAGTGCGGTCGGATGACGCTGCCTCTGCCCGAGGTCCTGCAGGAGGGGGACTCCACGGTGCTCGCGCGCCTGGGTGACATGCTGCGTGAACAGAGCCACGTCGTGCGCGAGGTCACGGAGAGCCTGGCAGACGGCTACATCTCGGCGAACGAGCAAGCCCGCATCCGCCTGGAGGCCGGCGAACTGATAGCCACGGCGACGCACCTGCTCAAAGCCGTGGACCAGATGCGCCGCCAGGGAGCCGCGGCCGAGGGATTCCCGGAGGTGGCGTCGTGAGGCCGGCGGGAGAGATCCGCCAGGCCCTGCTGCAGGCCTGCCAAGCCCTCGCCACGCCCGAGCGGGCACCTACCCTGCGGGAGATCGCCGCACACGCCCAGGTGGGCCTGCAGGCGGCGGAGACGACCATCACCAATATGAGGCGGGCCGGCGTGCTCCGCGTCGTCCGGCCGCGCCACGTGGACTACCGTAATCGGCCGGTGGCCGAGTACGTGCCGGCTGGATGGATGCCGGCGCAAGACTGCCCGTTGCAGGACCTTGCACGCGTCCTGACGCACTGGATGAGGTAAGCGCGCCGATGTCATTTGCATGCAAGTCTGCCGGCGGTGGGACGCTGGCTTGTGTGGTGCTGCGCGCCGCGGGGGGATCGCATGACGCGTGAGCCGCTGCCGCCCATCAATTTCACGTCCCTGGCCGATGCGCTGCTGACGCGCGCCAAGGACCTCCTCCCAGAGTGGCTGCCAGGCGGCGTACTTGTGGGCCACGAATACGAGTGCGGCTCGCTCGCGGGCGGCAAGGGCGACAGCTGCAAGGTCAACGTGACCACGGGCAAGTGGTGCGACTTCTCTACCGGCGAGAGCGGACGAGACCTGCTCGATCTCTACGCCGAGATTCACGGCCTCAAGGTCTCGAAGGCGGCGGCACAGGTGGCTCGCGAGGAGGGCCTTGAGTCTGTTGCTGGCCTCGTCACTGCGGCGCCTGCAGGCGCTCCGCCGCCCAAGCCACCGCGGCCCGAGCCGCCACCGCGTCCCGTGGTGGAAAAGGAGTGCTGGGAGACGATCCAGCCCGTGCCAGAGCATGCCGTGCCGCCTTCGTTCTGGCACCCCGCCCCCAAGGGGCGCGAGCCGGACAAGATCGAGCACACGGCCCGCTACCAGGTCGGGCCGGTGCTATGGGGGTACGTGGTCCGTTTCATCAAGAGCGATGGGGACAAGCTCACGCTGCCCTACGTTTACAGCCGCAGCCAGCGGGACGGCTCCGAGGCGTGGAAGTGGCGTGGGTGGGACGATCCACGGCCCCTCTACTTTCCGTCCCACCGAGCGCCGGAGAACCGCACGGTGGTGCTTGTCGAGGGCGAGCGCAAGGCGGACTGCCTGCAGCAGCTGCTGGACGCGGGCGCGCCAGGCGTGTACTGCGTTGCCAGCTGGCCAGGCGGCTCCAACGGCTGGCCGAAGGCCGATTGGTCCTGGCTTGCCGGCTGCACGGTCGTTCTCTGGCCCGACTGCGACAGCCTGCGCGAGAAGCTCACCCGCCAGGAGCTGAAAGACACGCCCGATCCGCTGGCCCGCGAGAAGTTGCTCGAGGCCAAGCCCTACCTGCCCTTTGAGAAGCAACCCGGCCAGAAGGCCATGATGGGCATCGGTGCGCTGTTGAGAGACACGCATGGCTGCACCGTGCAGATGCTGCCCATCGACAAGCCTGGGATCAAGCCGTCGGGCTGGGATTGCCGGGACGCTATCGAAACCGATGGCTGGGACTTCGATCGCGTGCTCGCCTACTTCGGCACGGCCAGGGCCCTGCTGGCGGACGTGTCCTCACCCACGGCCGCGGCCGATGGCGCGGGCGGCGGGGAGCCGCCAAAAAAACGCGATCCCTCGGCTGGCGCCGGACCCGACCCCGGCGGCCCGGGTGGTGGCGACGATGAGGAGGACCCGTTTGGGGCGTGGCTCGACGATGAGGTGGCCCGGCTGCGGTTGCGCGGTCGGTGGCTGCTCAAGCCACGGCGTGCCGCGCTCATCGAGGCGCTGCGGAGCGCGCCTGCGCTGGCCGGCTGCGTGGCCTTCGATGAGTTGCGAGAGCAGCCCGTGGCGGTGCGCGCTTTCCCATGGCGGAAGGCTCCCGGACCATTGGAGGATGCGGATGTCCTTCGACTCGCCGACTACGTAGAGGCCACCTACGGCACCGGCGAGGCGAGCGCGCAGACCACCGAGCAAGCCATCAATGTGGCTGCCGACATGAACAGGGTCCACCCGTTCCGGGACTGGGTCAAAGCCCAGCAGTGGGACGGGGTGCCGCGGTTGGAGAAATGGCTGGTCCATGTGCTCGGAAAGACCCCGGACGACTACAAGCCGCGGCGCCTGCGCTACCTGCAACTGGTGGGCAAGTACATCCTGATGGGCCACGTGGCACGCGTCATGGAGCCGGGCTGCAAGTTCGACTATTCGGTGGTGCTGGAGGGCACCGGCGGCATCGGCAAGTCCACGCTGATCAACACGCTGGTGGGCTTGGACTTTTTCAGCGACACCCACTTTGACATCGGCACCGGCAAGGACTCCTACGAGCAGATCGCCGGCATCGTCGCCTACGAACTGTCGGAGATGACGGCGTTCCGCCGGGCGGACGCCGAGGCGGTCAAGGCGTTTTTCTCCAGCCGCAAGGACCGCTATCGAGGCGCCTACGGCCGCTATGTGCAGGACCATCCGCGCCAGGTCGTGATCTGGTGTACCACGAACAAGAGGCAGTACCTCTTCGACATCACCGGCAACCGCCGCTTCTGGCCCGTGCTGGTGCCAGGGCGCGCCAATCTCGTGTGGCTGCAGAAATTCCGGGGTCAGCTGTTCGCGGAGGCTTTGCACCTGTACCTGGCGGGGGAGCGGTACTTTCCCTCGCCCGAAGATGAGGAGATCTACTTCCGGCCTGAGCAAGAGCTGCGGCTCGTGGAGACCGGGGTGCAGGGACGCCTGTGGGCGTTGCTGACCCGTGAAGGGGCCCCGGCAGCCGAAGGTGCGGCGCAGAAGGGCTACAGCGTCAATACGACGTTCGTGACCATCGCCGATCTCGTCCAGGCGCTGGGGGCCGACCCTGGCAAGAGCAGCCCGATGCTGGAAGGTCAGGTGCGGGACTGGCTCAACGAGAACGGCTGGGAGTACCTGCGCGAGACCAGCGGGCAGCGCAGGCGCGGGTACATGCGGCCACAGGTGTGGCCGCCCGTGATAACCGAAGACAAGGAGGCCGACCAGGCGCACGCGCCCGGCGGTCAGGATCAACAACAGCCCGTGGAGCCCGCTGCGGCTCCGTGGGCCGGAGGCGATGACTATGCCCCCATCTGAGCAGGGAGCGGCGCGCACGGCGCCGGAAAAGCTCACGGGGCAACAAACGCGCCGCGGCGCAACGCTGTCTGGAGGCGCGATTCGCGGCCAGCGTTGCGGTGCGGTGGCGGGGACGTCATTGCATGCGCCTATGACGTAGCACGACATCACAGAGACTGGACCTGGACGAGCACACGCGTGCATCCGTCCAGGCGTCCAGGCTCCGCATGGAGCGCACGGCGGTGGGTAGGTATGCCAATACCACCAGTCGGAGCTGCTGCATTGTCTGAGCGATGGCTGCGCCCTGATGTGGGCGCATGCGGGAGTGCGTGTGTGCGGGCGCGCACGTGCGCGGATCCCTGCCTTGTGTGTGTGCAGTCAATAGAAATGGTGGACGGGTGGACGGCCCGAGAAATGGAGCGGCATATGTCGAGCGACCTGATGCAGCGGACGATGATGGAATACCGGCTTGAAACGATCAGGGAATGCATGCCCGGTGTGCACGCCATGATCAAAGCACGGGCCGAGCAGATCGGCCCCGAGGCATACGCCCTGGTGCGGCGGGGCCTGCGTGGTGAGCCTGGTTGCTTCTACGCCCTGGAGGCCGGGCATGTCGCCGGTACACCGTTCGGGGCCGCGGACCCACGCATGCAGGACCTGGCGGCTGCGCTTGTCTGGTTTGGCGGTGCACACGTGTGCATCTGGCCTGCGGATAAGGAGGGAAGCGTGCATGGCCCGGATTAAGTGGGTGCAGCAGCGCCTGGAGAACTGGGGCATGTGGGCCTCACGCGGCGGGCACGGCAGCGGCGGCTACTCGTCGCAGTCCGTGCTGGCTGGCTGGGGTGAGTCGGATGCATGGGCGCGCAACCGCTGCGGCGGCTCGGTCATTCCGGTGAGCGAAGCCGAGGCGTTGGAGACGGATCGCGCTATCGCATCGTTCAAGGACACGCGGCCAGCGATCGCCAAGGCGCTGATCCTGGTGTATGTCTATGACTTCGGCGTGGTGGAGGCTGCCTATCGTGAGAAGGTCGCGCAATCCACAATGCACGCGCGGCTCGGTCAGGCAGATCAGGCCATCGCAATGTGGCTCGAGGACCGGGCGGCAGAGCTCGCCAAGCGGCGCGCGGCAGCGCGGGGGAGTTTTACAGGCTAGAGCTTTTGAGTACATTTCAGGCACCTTGTCATAGGTGTGTCCCACCCACACCGACGGGTCGAACCCCGGCATGCCACTCGCGTGCCGGGGTTCGTTTACACGGCTGCAAGCATATTGATTGCCGCGATCACGTCTGACTTAGCCGCGATGCAGGCTTCCATGAACTCCTCTGTCATCTCTGCAGGAGCGTCCGGGGTCCCAGGTCGGCTGAAGTGGCGAACCATCTTTGTTCCTATGCTCGTAGCTTTGTTTAAGAGCAACTGGCTTTCGTACTCGATGAACGGGCGCGCATCATCAATGGCTTCGTGTAGCCCCGCCAATGTCTGGTGTGACTCGATGGTGGTCTCTAGCGTTTTATCTTCAAGGGTGCAGCAGGCGGACAGTGAGGTGGAAACTTTTGCGAGTGTCTTGTACAGCTTCATCATCGCGTCCATGCGTTTTTCAAGGATGAACAGCGCTCCCGCTTTCTTCACTTCAGCTGCGCTTCTGGCAGTCTCTGCCGCAGCGATAAGAGCGACTCGATAGTCTTCGAGCTCTTTTGCCTTCTGACTCTTGACCTCTTCTAGGTCCCTCGCGAACTCAGATTTCAAGCGCTCCATATCTTTGTTGAGCCAGTGGGCTATTTGGGTCTTGAACAGAGTGGCCACCACCGCAAGCAGCCCAGCGGCAAGGGCCGATTGCGTCAAAACATCAAAGAGAAAGTTCTTCAGCATGGGGTTCTCCCTCGTGTTGTAACGGAGGGACTGTACCAATGCCCATCGCCGCACCGCGCCCCTGCACTCACCCCGGCTGTGGGCGCCTCGTCCACGACGGCAGCGGCCGGTGCGACAAGCACCCGAAGCCGGCCTGGACGAAGCGGCCCGATGCGGTCAAGCGCGTGACCGGCCGGCGGCTCCAGCGGATGCGCGCCGAACTGTTCGCCCGCGATCCGCTGTGCGCCGAGTGCCGGCGCCTCGGCCAGGTGGTTCTCGCGACCCAGCGCGATCACATCGTGCCGCTCGAGGAAGGCGGGGCCGACGAGGTGGCGAACACCCAGGGCCTCTGCGATGAGCACCACGACGCGAAGAGCAAAGCGGAGCGCGAGCGAGGGGCGCGCCGCGCGGCGGGCCGCTGGGCCGCCTACGTCGATCCCTGACCGCCCCGGAAGGGCGGCCGGGCGCCCGCGAGGGGCCCGACGCGTCCCCCCTCCCCCCGCCGTGAGGCTGCAGGGGGAGGGGGGTGGAGAAAGTTTTGGACCTCCTCCCTGGAAACCGACCGGTTCCGCATTTTTTTGCGCGCGCACGTTTCTGGGGGGTGGGGGGGTAGGAAGGAGGGAGCCATGGGCAAGCGAGGACCGGCCGCAAAGCCGCTCGAACTGAAACTGCTGGAGGGCAACCGCGGGCGCAGGCCCATGGACGGGAGCCTGGACAGCACCTTCCGGCCGGAAGCCGGGATGCCGACCATCCCCAAGGGACTCAGCCCTGGCGCGCGCAAGGTGTGGAAGCGCCTTGGCGCAGAGTTGCTCCGGTACAACCTCATATCCGTCGTGTACTCGGACCTCTTCGAGGAGCTCTGCGAGACCGTCAGCGACGTGAAGGAACTCCGGCACGCGCTGCGTGCCCGGCAGGCCCACCTACGCGCCAAGGGCGAGGACCCGATGGGTGCTTTCGAAGTGCTCACGCCGAACGGCATGCCGCAGCAGCATCCGCGATACCAGATTCTCAAAAGCGAGCGGCAGATGATGCTGTCGCTCCTTGCCAAGTTCGGGCTCAGCCCTGCGGAACAGGCCAATGTTTCCACGGCTATACGCGCGCAGCTCACGCTCTTCGAGGGCTCGGGCGACAAGGGGGACACCCCCGAAAAGCCGCCATCCCCATCCGTCCCCAAAGGGTTCGCCGACTTCAATTAAGCCGCCATGCCCCGCTCACACGCCGACTACTTCACCCGCGCCAAAGCCTACGCGGCGCGGGTGGTGGAAGGGGCGGAGGTTGCTGGCAAGTATGAGCGCCTGGCGTGCCGTCGTTTTCTGCGGGACCTCGAAAGGCAGGGCTCCGATGGATTTCCGTACGTCATTGATGTGCGCCTGGGCGGCCGGGCGTGCCAGTTCCAGGAACTGCTCTGCCACATCAAGGGCGAATGGGCAAAGCCGGTCTATGAGGACGGCATGTTCCGGTACGCCAAGATCGTGCTGGAAGACTGGCAGATCTTCTGCGAGTTCCAGCTGTTCGGCTGGGTGCACGCGGAAACCCGGCTGCGCCGGTTCCGCCGCTCATACGAGGAGGTTGCGCGGAAGAATGCGAAGTCCACGCGAGCCGCCGGCCGAGGTCTCTATCTCGCGTTCGCCGACGACGAGCCGGGCGCGCAGGTGTTCAGCGCCGCGACCACGGGCGAGCAGGCGCGGGAGGTGTTCGACACGGCCCGCGAGATGGCGAACCGCGATAGCGAGTTGCGCAGCCGCTTCGGCATCTCGGTGGGCCGGCACGACATCACCTGCGCGGGCACGGCAAGCACGTTCAAGGTGCTCAACGCCGAGGCCAGCACGCAGGACGGCCTCAACGTGCACGGGGCGATCGTTGACGAGGTGCACGCGCACAAGCGCCGTGACCTATGGGACGTGATCGAGTCCGCCGATGGCGCCCGCAGCCAGCCTCTGATTAGCGCGATCACCACGGCGGGAAAGGACACGGGCGGGATCTGTTTCGAGCTCCGCTCGTACACGATCAAGGTGCTGGAGGGCACGCACGCCGATGAGACCTGGTTCGGCGTGATTTACACGATTGACGAGGGCGACGACTGGAAGGACCCGACCGTCTGGCGCAAGGCCAATCCGAACCTCGGCATCAGTGCCAAGACTGACAAGCTGGAAGCGGCGAAGAACAAGGCGCTTGCCACCCCGAGCAGTCGCGGGAATTTCCTGACGAAGCACCTGAACGTGTGGACCAACGCGGGCGAAAGCTGGATGGACATGGAGAAGTGGGCGGCATGCGCCGACCCCAGCCTGCGGCAAGAGGACTTCGCCGACGAGGAGTGCTATGCCTCGGTGGACTTGGCGGAGAAGCACGACTTCGCAGCCAAGGCGAAGGTGTTTCGGCGGGGCGATGACTGGTATGGCTTCGTGAACCTCTACTACAACCAGGTGGCTGCGCAGGAGAGCAAAACGGCGCAGATGCCGGGTTGGATCGAAGAGGGGTGGATCAAGGTCAACCCCGGCAACCTCACCGACTTCGATGAGGTGGGCAAGGACCTGAAGGCGGACCAGAAGTGCCACGACCTCCGCGAGGCCGCCTACGACCCTCGCCTTTCGAGCTACTGGGCACGCAAGCAGATGGACGAGGGAATCCCGATGGTGGAGATCCCGCAGCGCAGCGTGTTCTACACAGAGCCATTGCAGGAGTTGCACGCGCTGGTCCTGGCCGGCCGCTTTCACCACGACGGCAATCCGGTGCTGACCTGGATGGTGAGCAACCTGGTGGTGCTCACCTCGAAATACAACGAGCTGAAGGCTCCGACCAAGAACCGCGACGAGGACAAGATCGACGGCGCCATTGCACTGCTCATGGCCTTCGGCCGCGCGATGGCACTCGCCGAGCCCGACACCGCGCGCGAGCGCTCGCAGGCCTTTTGGGCCTCGTTTGCAGAAGAGACGACGACATGAACCTGATACGCCGATCCCTGCTGCGCGGTGCCCAATGGGTGCTCAAGGGCACCGACTTGTCGCTGACGAATCCGCAGGGCTGGTCTACCCTGTCCGTCGGTGGTGACACGTGGGCCAAGATCCGGGTGGGCGACACCACGCAGCTGCAGGTGACCACGGCCTGGTCGGCGATCCGGCTGATCGCCGAGACCGTGGGCACGCTGCCGCTGCATCTCTATCGGACGACGGCCCGCGGCCGCGAACGCGCGAAGGACGATCCACGTTACACCCTGGTGCACGATCAGCCATGCGAGTACATGACGGCTCCGGAGTGGAAGGAAGCCATGGTGGTCTCGCTCGCGACGATGGGCCAGTCGTACAACCCGATCACGCGCTTCGAGAGCACGGGCCGCATCTTGAGCATCCAGCCGGTGCACAAGTCCAAGGTGAAGCCGGAGATCAAGGCCGACGGCACGATCGTGTACTGGCTCACCGATCGCAATGGGCGCCGCCTCGAGCGCAAGCGCGAGGATGTGCTGCCGATTCGGGGGTTCGGTGGCGTGGGTGAGTTGGAGGGCTATGCGCCGCACGCGATCCATGGCAACAGCCTGGCGCTGTCGATCGCGATGGAGAAATACGCGGCCGAATTCTTCGGCAGCGGCGGCAGGCCGCAGGGCATCCTGAAGACCACAGCGGACTTCGGCGAGAAGTCGCGCGACCAAGTGCGACAGGGCTTCGCCAAGTACCTGCGCGAGTCGAGGGAAAAGGGCGAGCTGCCGGTGCTCGATGGCAGCACCGACTACGTGCCGGTGAGCACGCCGAACAACGAGGCGCAGTTCATCGAATCGCGCAAGCTGCAGATCGCCGAGGTGGCGCGTATCTACCGGGTGCCGCTGCACATGCTCAACGAGATGGACAAGGCCAGTTACAACAACACGCAGCAGGCCAACAAGCACTTCTTGGATTACACGCTGCTCGCGTACCTGACGCGCATCGAGGCAGGCCTGAACAGCTGCATGCTGACCGCGCGAGAGCGTGCCGAAGGCATGTACTTCCAGTTCGACGTCCGCGGCCTGCTCCGTGGCGACAGCACGCAGCGCGCGGACTACTACGTGAAGCTGCGCACTGCTGGAGCGATCACCCAGAACGAGATCAGGCAGCTCGAAGACATGGACCTGCACGAGAACGCGGACGACCTGCACGTGCCGCTCAACATGGCGCCGAGCAGCCTGCTCAGCGAGATCCTCACCCGCGACAGAAAAGGAGATGCGTGATGGACCGCGTCATAGCACCCATGCAGATCAAGGAAGCCAAGGCCGATGGCAGCTTCACCGGATACGCCGCTGTGTTCGGCAATGTCGACCTCGGCCAGGACGTGATCCTGCCCGGGGCGTTCAAAACCGCGAAGACCACGGCCGACGGAAAGATCCGCATTGCCCTCGATCACAACCTGGGCCGCCTGGTCGGAAAAGCCAAGTTCGCGCAGGACGAGCACGGCCTGCGCGTCGAAGGGCAGCTGACCCTGGGCGTCAGCTACGCGCGTGACGCCTATGAGCTCATGAAGGACGGCGTGCTCGATGGGCTGTCCGTGGGCTTCAACATCGCCCGCGGCGGGTCGACCTGGGAGGACCGGGACGACAGCTACGTGCGCCTGATCAGCGACGCAGAACTGTGGGAGTTTTCCCTCGTGGCCTTCGGCATGAACCCCGAGGCACTGGTCGACAGTGTCAAGGCCGCAAACATCCGTGATTTCGAGGCGCAGCTGCGTGGCCTCGGATACAGCCAGCGCGAGGCGAAGTGCCTGGCGTCTGGCGGCTTCAAGTCGCTGGGCCACCGAGAGGGTGGCTCGGACAGCGAGACGCTGGCAGACGACCTCACCAACCTCACGCGCGCATTTGACTGGAGCTGATATGCACCTGAACCGAAAGCACCTCACCCTTGCCCTGCTGGGCATCCTGGCCGTTCTGGCTGTCTCCACCGCGCTGGGCGTACCGCTCGTGTCGGCCGACACCTGGCATGCCTGGGCCGCCGCTGGTGCCCTCCCCATGGCCTTGAGCGGCGAGGTGGATTCCACCGTGCGCAAGGCCCTGGGCGAACTGGAAGACATGGCCAAGAAAGGCAAGCAAACTCTGGAAGCCGTGAAGGAGGCACACAACGAACTCGACGGCCGGGTGTCGAAGATCCACGAGGAGCTCAAGGCCGGCATGGTCGATGCCGCGACGAAGGCCGCCTACCAGGACGCGGTCGAAAAGGTTGCCAAGGTCGAAAAAAGCCTGGACACCCTGAACGCCGAAGTGACCGAACTGGGCAAGAAGGCGGCCAACCTGCTGGGCGGCAAGAGCGAGCAGAAGAGCCTGGGCCAGTTGGCAGCCGAATCCGAAGCTGCCAAGTCCTATCGCGGCGGCATGGCCGAACTCTGCACCATGAACGGTCCGCTCTTCGGAAAGGCCGCACTCGTCTCGGGCGCCACCAGCGCGGGTGCGCTGCTGGAGCCCCATCGCGTGCCTGGCATCGTCACCGGCCCGGACATGCCCGTTACGGTGCGCGACCTGTTCCAGGCGGTCTCGATCAGCTCGTCGAGCGTCGAGTGGGTACGGGAAAAGCTCTACACCAACAACGCCGGCCCGCAGGCCGGCGAGGGCGCTACGAAGCGCGAATCTGCGATCACGTACGAGAAGAAGACCTCGCCGGTGGAGGTCATCGCGCACTGGATTCCGGCTTCGCGGCAGATCCTCTCGGACGTCCCGCAGCTGGCCGGCGTGGTGGACGGTCGCCTGCGCATGGGCCTGAAGATCAAGGAAGACGAAGCCCTGCTGTTCGGTGACGGCACCAACGGCAACCTGCTGGGCCTGGTGCCACAGGCAACCGTGTACAGCCCGGCGGGTATCCCCGCCGGCGCGACGAAGATCGACCATCTGCGCTGGGGTTTCCTGCAGGTCGCCAAGGCCATGTATCCGGCCACCTTCGCCGTGCTGAGCCTCGACGACTGGGCGCTGATCCAGATGATGAAGACCACCGAAGGCGCCTACATCTTCGGCACCCCCACTGACGGCGCCGCGCCCCGCATCTGGGGCAAGCGCGTGGTCGAGAGCTTCGGACTCGAAGCTGGCGACTTCGTCGTGGGCTCGGGCTTTGCGGCCACGATCTACGACCGCGAGGAGGTGACGGTGCGCGTGGCTGAGCAGCATGCCGACTTTTTCATCAAGAACATGGTGGCGCTGCTGTGCGAAGAGCGCCTCGCGTTCACCGTCGAGCGTCCGGCCGCGATCGTGGCCGGCGCCTTCCCGGCGCCTTCGGGCGGCTGATCTTCCCGAGTGCACACGTGTGCACTGACACCAGGCGGCCCGTATCGGGCCGCCCTTCAAGGAAACCCACATGCAAGTCCTGAAAACTTTCATCCGCGACGGGGAGCGTTATCGGCCGGGCGACCCCGCGCCCGATGGCCTCGACGCGGAGACCCAGCAGCACTACCGCCGGCTGGGCATGGTCGGTGCCGCGGCGTCGGCGAAAGAAAACGAGGCGGCCAAGCGGGAGCGCCAAGTGCATTCCCAGCGCGCGCCGCGCGCGCCGCGAGCGACCGCTACGGGCCCAGCGCACGCGCAGGGCGCAGCGCCGGTGGTCGCATCGACTGCAGCGCCCTCGACCGCTGCCGTTGCTGGACCTGACCACCTCGCGGGCAACGACGTGGTCACACCGCCCACGGCGGGCGGAACGGACGCCGCAGTCGTCAGCGCTGCGGCGAACGGCCAAGAAGCTGGCGGCCCAGCGACCCACGGCGCCGCAGATGACGGCAAGGCTGCAGCCGCGGACGATGCCGCTGGCAAACAACAGGGCTGAGTCCTTCCACGGATCGGCCCTCGACGAGAGCCGATCACTGGAACGATTCGCGGGAGGTGGTATGGATGTGAAACCGACAGTAGAGCAGGCGCTCAGGCGTCTGCGCCTTGATGATGAACTGTCCGATGACCTGCGGGATGCCATCGACCAGGCGCACGCGGAGGCGCTACGTGTCCTCGACGGCAAGCTCTTCCCGGACGAGGAGGCGCTCATTGTTGCGCAGGACCTGCGCGGGATCGTGGTCACCGCGGACATCATCGCGGCGCAACTCCTGCTGGCCGATGCGCTGGTGGGCAACAACGACCAGCGCGAGCGGGACAGCAAGCGGTCAGCCGCCATGGCCATCCTGCGTCTTCACCGAAACATGGGGGCGTGATGCACTCTCAAGCGTACAACCGCCGCATCACCATCCAACGCCGCGGCGACGAGAAAGGCGGCTGGGGCTCTCCGAAGCCTGGCCCGGCGAACTGGTTGGACGTTGGCACGACCTGGGCGAGCATAAAGACGCTGTCCGGTCTCGCCGCCATCAAGGCCGACGCGCAGGCGGCGGTCGCCAAGGTGTCGATCCGGGTGCGCTGGCGCACTGACCTCGCCGCCGGCATGCGCGTGCTGCACGGCGGCGTGGTGTACGACGTCCAGGCCGTGCTGCCGGACGCGGCGGGCCGCGAATACGTCGACCTGGTGTGCGAGATCGGAGGCTGACATGGCGACCACCATCAACGTCGACGGTTTCGCCCAGGCGCTGAGTGCCACGCGGAAGAAGATCCGGGCGGCGGCACGCCCTGCAGCCCAGGCCGCGACCGAGCACTGCTACTCCCTCGCGAGGCTGTTCGTGCCTGTCTCGGAGGATGGGCACTACTTTTACGGCTCTGCGGCGAAGGCGGCGCCGGCCGGCAGCAAGCAGGACGCGGCCTACTATTTCGCGCCCGGGACCCTCCGCGACGCGATCTACCAGGTCTATTCGAAGGACAACAGCTCCGACGGACGGGCCACCTATCACCTCTCGTGGAACCACCGGAAGGCGCCGTACGGATTCATGGTGCACAACGGCACCAGCCGCGCGCCAGCCCACCCCTTCATCACCCGCGCGATGAACGCCGGCAAGGCGGATGCCCTGGCGATCATGAAGGCAGAGTTCATCGCGAAGGTCAACGAATGAGCATCGAAAGCGAACTGCTGGCCGTGCTGCAGGCCCGGTGCCCGAACGTCTACCCGACCATCGGCCCGCACGGCGCACCGTTGCCGCGGATCGTGTTCAAGCACGTCGGCGGGCGCACGCTGCGCTACGCGGAGAACACGTCGAGCCTGCGGAACATCCTCATGCACGTCGCCGTGTGGACGGACGACCCGGAGGTGGCCTTCGCGCTGATCCGGCAGGTCGAGGACGACCTGTGTGCGCACCCCGTGCTGCAGGTCGAGCCGCAGGGCGAGCCGACCGCAGGCATCGCGGACGGCGCTGAGGCGCAGAGCGTCTACGGCGCGACCCAGATCTTCTCGATCTACGGGCCGCGCGACTGATTCCGGCCCAAGGCCGAAACCGCCCGCAAGGGCAACCCACCAACGCCCGCACATGCGGGCTTTTTTCGTTCAAGAAAGGCCCACCATGGCACGCACTCCCACCGGCACCATCCACTCGGTTGCCACCGTCCTCGCCACCGCGAAGACCATTTCCAACATCACCAACGCCGCCGAAGCCGTGGTCAGCTCCGCTGGACACGGCTACTCCAACGGTGACATCGTGCTGGTGTTCTCCGGCTGGGGCCGCCTCAACTTCCGCGCGTTCCGCGTCAAGGGCGTGTCCACCGATTCCTTCGTGCTCGAAGGTGCCAATACCACGAGCACCGAGCTGTTCACCCCTGGCAGCGGCGGCGGCAGCGTCCAGAAGGTGACCACCTGGGTGGATCTCGACAAGACCCTCAACCACAGCACGAGCGGCGGCGATGCAAAGACCGTGAACGTGAAGTTCATCGAGTCGGACGTCGAGGTGGCGCTGAACGACGGCTTCAACGCGGTCCAGCGCACGTTCGACATGGACGCCGACATGATCGGCACGCCTGCCTACGCCGCGCTCAAGCTCCTGTCCGAGACGAACGCGAACACCGTGGTGCGCCGCCGCACCAAGTCGGGCGCGATCTCGCTGATCCCGGCCACCGTGTCGTTCAACGAGGAAGAAACCCTCACCGAGGGCCAGATCGTGACCGTGAAGGGCACGTTCAACGCGCAGAACGTCAGCACGCGCTACGCCGCCTGATTCCCGGGCCTCGTGCCCACCCCAGCACCGACCGCAGCTCGCATCGCTCTTCGCAGGGCGGGCGGGCTGCGGCACGGGCATTTTTCTAACCCTGCGAAAGACCACCATCATGGCAAAAGAGAAGACCGTCCCCGTCACCATCCTGAAGAGCCTCGACGACGGCCAGGCCCCCACGTTCAAACTGCCGATCACGCTGCAGCGCCTGGACGGCAAGAAGGCCAAGCTCACCCTCACCTGCAACGCCATGCAGAAAACGGAATGGGCCGAGCTGCGTGACGAGCGGCAGCGCGCCGTGTTCGAGCGGCTGAAGGCGGCCCAGGCCGCGCAAGCGGCTCAGGCCGACACCCAGACGGACGCGGCCGAGGAGGGCTCGGTCGACGCGGAAGCGCCGTCCTATCTGGACACCGCGATCGCCAACATCGCGACGCACGGCATGGTCGCCAGCCACCGCGAAGGCGCCGCCCTCGATGCCGCCCTGATCATGCGGTTCGCCACCGGCTGGAGCGTGACCAACCCTCTCAATGTCGAGAGCCTCACCCTGCTGGAAGAGAAGTTCGGCGGATCGCTCTCTGCGATCCTGGCCGACTACGACCGCGCGATCCTCCAGGGCCGCCTGGGAAACTCCGACTGATCGGCCGGGCCCTGCACGAGCCGCCGATCACCGAATCGGAGGCCCGTGCAGAGGGCTTCGAGTTGGAGGACTACCAGACCGAAACGGTCGAGGTGTGGCCCGACAACGCCATGGCCACCGCCCTGTTCTCGCAGGTGGGAACACGCTGGATGGTCCCACCCATGGGCGGCGTGCCGTACGGGCTCCGCTGGGAGGCCATCTACCCACTGATGGACCGGCTGGGCCTGGACGATGAGGGGTGGAACGACCTGCACTGCTGCCTCCAGATTCTGGAGGAAGAGGCCGTCGCCACCATGCACGAGTTCGCTCCCAAGCAAACGACCTGAGCCCGCTCCGGCGGGCCTTCCTTTTTCCAGCCCTTCGGCAAATGCCGCGGGGCTTTTCTATTCCGGGTGTGCGCATGTCCGACATGAAGATCCAGGGCGAATTCGAGATGGACGTGACGAAGGGCGAGCAGGCCCTCGCGCGCGTCGAGACCGGCGCCCGTCGGATGGCGTCCACCGTGAAACAGGCCGGTGACGCTGCGGCCGATTCCATTGAGAGCCTGGGCGGCAAGGCTGACCAGAGCGCTAAGGCCATCGAGCGCGCCAATGCCAGCCTTGCGTCTGCTGCCCGGCGGGCGGTGGCTGACCAGCAGCGAGCCGTGGTGGAAGCCCAGGGCTACAGCCTGAAATCCGCCGAGGGGCTGGAGCAACTGGCGCGCATGCGCGGCGCCGACGTGAGCGCCATCTCCGGCCAGCTCGGTGCACTTCGCCAGCTGCGCGCCGAGCAGGACCGGCTGACGCAAGCGGTGCAGCAGCAGCGCGAAGTGGAGTCGCGTGCACGACAGCAGTCCGAGTTCGTCGCATCGCTGCAGAGCCAGGTCACGGCGATTGGAAGAACGCGCTCCGAGCTGCTGGCGATGCAGGCCGCGCAGCTGGGCGTCTCCGACAAGGCGGCGCCGATGATCGCCCGGCTGCGCGAGCAGGAGCAGGGGTTGGGCAAGGTGGGTGTGTCTGCGGCGCAGACAGCAGCAGCACTGCGCGGGCTGCCCGCGCAGATCAGCGACATCGTCGTGTCGCTGCAAGGAGGCCAAGCGCCTCTGACGGTTTTTCTGCAGCAAGGCTCGCAGATCAAGGATCAATTCGGCGGTGCCGGAGCTGCGATCAAGGGGNCCATCTCCGGCCAACTCGGTGCACTTCGCCAGCTGCGCGCCGAGCAGGACCGGCTGACGCAAGCGGTGCAGCAGCAGCGCGAAGTAGAGTCGCGCGCACGACAGCAGTCCGAGTTCGTCGCATCGCTGCAGAGCCAGGTCACGGCGATTGGAAAGACACGCTCCGAGCTGCTGGCTATGCAAGCCGCGCAGCTGGGCGTGTCCGACAAAGCGGCGCCCATGATCGCGCGCCTTCGCGAGCAGGAGCAGGGCCTGGGCAAAATGGGCGTGTCCGCGGCCCAGACGGCAGCCGCACTGCGCGGATTGCCCGCGCAGTTCACCGACATCGTCGTCAGCCTGCAGGGCGGCCAGGCGCCGCTGACGGTTTTCCTGCAGCAGGGCGGCCAGATCAAGGACCAATTCGGCGGCGCCGGCAATGCTGTGCGCGCGATGGCTGGCTACGTTGTCGGCCTGGTCAACCCCCTGACCCTGGCTGCGGCTGGTTTCGGCGCGCTTGCCTTTGCGATGTACAAGGCCGAAGACTCGCTGCGGTCGTCCAACTCCATCGCGGTGCAGTTGCAGGCCACGGGCCGCGCTGCAGACCTCACGCGGGAGGACATCAAGGCGCTGCAGCGAGAGCTGGCGCTCATGCCGGACATCAACAAGGCGGCCGCCAAGGCCATCATTGCCGAGTTCGTGCAGACGCGTGAGGTGGGCGGCCAGCTATTCAAGGACCTGGCACTGACCGTCGCGGATTTTGCGGCCGCCACCGGCACCGATGCCCCCAAGGCGGCCAAGGTGCTCGCGGAGGCATTCAACGACCCGGCAAAGGGAGCGAAGCAGCTCGATGAGGCGCTCAACATCCTGACGGCCAGCCAGGCAATCGCACTCGAGTCCATGATCAAGATGGGCGACAAGGCCGGCGCGCAGCAGTTGCTGTTCGACGCCCTGAAGACTTCGGTGCAAGGCCTGGCAAAGGAGGGCACTACGCCACTGAAGGACTCCCTCAACGATCTGGGGAATGCCTGGACGCATCTGGGCGAAACGTTCTCGAACACCGAGGGACTCCAGCAGGCAAACACTGTGCTCGCCGGCATCGTGCGCAGCCTTGCCTGGATCATCGAGCACGGTGCCAGCGTGCGCATCAACTTCCGAACGGAGGGGCTTGCCGATGTAGATCGCCAACTGGGCCTCAACCGCCTGTCGGCTTATCGCGCGCCTGTGCCGGCTTTTACCGGTGGTGCTTCTGGATCGTGGGCGGACAACACGGGCGGCGCCGAAGGGTCCTGGGCTCCGAGCGCGCCTGCCGTCCGTCCATTGGCAGTTACCGCCCTGGATGACCAGGTGAAGGCGGCGCGTGAGGCGACGAAAGGCTACAAGTCGCTGGCGTCGTCCATGGCTGCCGTGCGCGCGGACGGGGACCTGCTGCGCACCACGCTGGAGGCGCTGGAGAAGGCCGGACGCGGCAACAGCAAGGAAGCGAAAGAACTCCGCGCAAGCCTGGACGGCGTAAACGAGCGCCTGGAGTCCATGGTAAAGAAGGGCGGCACGGCTGCGAGGGCGGAGCAGTCCGCCTATGACACGCTGATCGCGTCGATCAAGACGAAGATCGCCCAGAACGACGAGGAGTTGCGCTACTCGGGCCGGCTGACCGAATCGGACAAGCTGCGCCTGCAGATGATGGCGCAGATCGAAGCCGGCTCGAAGAAGCTCACCGCGGAGCATAAGGCGCAGGCTTTGGCGCTGCTGGCGACTCTGGAGGCCCAGGAGAAGGCCAAGGAGTCGATCAAGCGCGCCCAGGCCGTCTACCAGGAGCAGGTCGCCATCCAGGAGGAGCTGGCCGCCGCGTACGTAGCCGAGAGCCGCGCGCGTGAGGCTGGGCGTCAAGCCGTCACCGACTACGTGAAGGGCCTCGACGAGGCCAACAAGCTGATGGAGTTCGAGCTCTCCATCATGGGGCTGTCCGAACAGGCGCGCGAGGTGGCTCTGGAGCAGTATCGGATCGAGCTCGAGCTCAAGAAGCAGATCGCGGCCGTCAACAAGAACGAGGGCTTCACGCAGGCCGATCGGGACGAAGAAATCGCACGCCTGACGGCCGCGGCGTCGCGCGCGAAGGCGAACGCGTCCAACAAGGTGTTCCTGGACGAGTGGAAGAACAGCGTCAAGCAGTACGACGACATCTTCCGCCAGGGATTCGCGGACATGCTGAACCGGGGCGAGGACGGGTGGAAGAGCTTCACGCGCTCGCTGGTGACCACGTTCAAGACCACGGTGGCGGATGCGATATACAAGATGTTCCTGCAGCCGTTCGTCGTGCAGATCGTGGGCCAGTTCGTGGGCATGACCGGCGGTGGCGGCATGCTCGGGATGCTGGGCGGCGGCTCTGGTGGCGGCGGCACCATGGACATGCTCACAATGGGCAAGAGCATCTACTCTGCGATCACAGGTGGCTTCCAGGCGCTGTCGGGGCAGATTGCAACCTACGTGCAGAGCGGCATGAACTTCCTGTCCGGCTCGGGCGGCCTGATATCGCAAGGTCCCATCCAGATCGGCGGGTTTGCGCAGCTGGCGGGCAGCATTGCTGGTTCCGTGCTCAACGGGTTGAGCGGCTACGGCATCTCCAAGCTGGTGAGCGGCGGCTATCAGGTCAACAAGTACGTCAACACCATCGGTGCCATCGCATCGATGATCCCGGGTGTAGGCCCCATCGCTGGGCTCATCTCGGGCGCCGTGAATCGGCTCTTCGGGCGCAAGCTCAAGGACACCGGCATCGAGGGCACATTCGGCGGCGAGGCGGGCTTCGAGGGGCGCAGCTACCAGTACTACAAGGGTGGGCTTTTTCGGTCCAGCAAGACCAAGTACGGCGAGCTCGATGAGGAGGTGCGCAAGGGCCTGGCGGACCAGTTCAGCGCCATGAAGACGTCCATCAAGGAGATGGGCAAGGTGCTCGGCCTGGGCGGCGAGGCGCTCGACAAGTTCACGGCGCGGATCAAGGTCAGCCTGCAGGGCCTGAGCCCGGAGGACGCGCAGAAAAAGCTGCAGGAGGAGTTCGCGAAGCTGGGCATCAGCATGGCGGACCTGATCCTTGGCTTGCCCACCACGATTCAGGAAGCAGCGAGCGATCGGAAGAACCTGCCCTGGCCGTACTCCGATGCGGCCGCCGCGGCGCCGGTGGATCCGGTCGCCCAGGCGAATCTCGAGGCCTTCAAGAAGGTGCAGAAGGCGGGCGAGAGCTCGCTCGACACGCTCACGCGGCTGGCCACCAGCCTCGCCGCGACCAATGGCGTGTTCGAGACCCTCGGCCACAGCATGTACGCCGCGAGCCTGCAGGGCGGGGACATGGCGGACAAGCTGGTGGAGCTGTTCGGTGGGGTTGACAAATTCGCCGCAGCGAATGCGGACTACTTCCAGCGGTTCTACGCGCCAGAAGAGCAGCGAGCCGCCGCGCGAAAGCAGCTGGAAAAGCAGCTCGCAACGGTGGACATCAAGCTGCCGGACATCAACGCCGACGACGCCCGCGCGCAGTACCGAAAGCTGGTGGAAGCCCAGGACCTCAACACGGAGGCCGGCCGCAAGGCCTATGCCGTGCTGATCCAGCTGGCGGGGGCGTTCGATCAGGTGGCGATCTCAGCAGACACGCGCCGCGGGCTCGAAGAGCGGCTGCTGGCCGCCCAGGGCAATGACCGCGCGGTGATCGAGATGCGCCGCAAGCAGGAGCGCGACGCGCTCATGCAGCTGGACCCGGCGCTGGCCAGGTTGGTGCAGCAGATCTACGATCTGGAGGATGCGACCGCGGTTGCGGACAAGCGCGTCGATCTCTACCAGCGCCTGCTCACGGCGCAAGGCAAGGACCGCGAGGCCCTGGCCCTGCGCCGTAGCCAGGAGCTTGCTGCGCTCGCGAAGCTCAACCCTGCGCTCGTGCAGATGGCCGAGGAGATCTACCGGGCAGAGGACGCAGCGGCGGCGCAGGTCAAGGCGCAGCAGGGGCGGGAAGCCGCATACACCCGGCTGCAGAACGCCGCGACGCTGGAGAGCGAGCGCCTCAACGCGCTGCTGGAAGGTATCGACGCGCAGCGCACGGCATTGGGCCAGCAGCGCGCACTGGCGGACGAGTCGCTGTCTCTCATCACCGGCGTGTTCGACGTGGTGCGCAGCAATGCGCGCGAGTTGTACGGGCAGGTGGAGAGCACCGCGTCCATGCAGGCCGCGGCGGGCTGGGCGTTCGTGGAGCGCGCGCTGGAGACGGCGCGACGCACGGGCTACCTGCCTGACCAGGCGCCGCTGCAGGAGGCCATTGGGGCCGCCCGCGGCGGGCTGGACTCGCGGGCCTATGCAACGCAGTTCGAGCAGGACCGGGACCGCCTGGTCCTCGCCGGCATGCTGTCCGGCCTGGAGAGCATCAGCGGCAAGCAGAAGACCGCAGCGGAGCAGCAAATCAAGCTGCTGGAGGACCAGGGCAAGGCGCTGGACCTCCAGACCGAGACGATCAACCGGCAGCTCAAGGCCCAGCAGGAGATGCTGGATTACTGGCGCCGGCAGATCGACATCGCGAACGGGACCTTCGACGCGACCCTGTCCGTGGAGCAGGCGATCGACAAGCTGGCAACGGCGCTGGGCAAGTCACCCGCGACGCCGACCACGACGAAGCCGCCGCAGGGCGGTGGGTCCGGGGCGGTGTGGGGCGGGTCAAACCCGGGAACGGTTACCGCTCCTGCGCAGCCCGAGGCCGAGGCCAAGTACAGGCGAGTCACGTCGCTGGGCACCTCGATCGGGTACACGCCCGTCATCGACCAGGCGTTGATCGCCAAGCTGGACGGGCTATCGGGCCTGTACCACTCGTTCGACGGCACTGGGGACCTGATCGGGCTGCTCACGGCCATCAAGGGCGCGGGCGGGACGCTGGACGATCTGTCGATCCTGAGCGGGTATTTCTACAACGACTGGGTGAAGGCGGCGGCGTCGGTCGGCGTGCCGGCGTTTGCGGTAGGTACGAACTACGTGCCTCGCGACATGCTGGCGCAGATCCACGAGGGCGAGGCCATCGTGCCCAAAGCGTTCAACCCGTGGGCGACCGGCGGCGCGGGCTGGAGCGGCAATGCCGACACCGCGGCGCTGGTGGCCGAAGTGCGCGCGCTGCGGCAGGAGGTGGCGGCGCTGCGCGCGGCTGGGGAGCGCACCGCGGACAACACCGCGCCGCTGCCAGGCTTGGCCGACCAGTTCGACCAAGTGACCGAGGGCGGCAATGGGATGCGAGCCGATGTGATGAACCGAGTGGAAGTGGAGGTGATGAATTGAACATCCTGCTGCCAACCACGATCACGCCCGGCATGTTCGGCGCGGGGACCACCATCCCCGCCGTCGATGCGTCCATGGGCGAGGTGCTTTGGGTGTCCGGGACGTCGTACGCCGTGAAGGACCGGCGGGTGTGGGAGGGGTACACATACGAGTGCGTCAAGGCCGCGCCGCAAAACACCACGCCGCCGTCCTCGACGGCTGGCGCGGAGTTCTGGCTGCGCGACGAGGGGGCGCCAACCAACAGGATGGCTCCCTTCGACGAGTACCTGTTCACCAAGGCGCGGCGGCCTAGCTCGCTCACGTTCGTGCTCAATCCGGGCTTCGTCACCGGGTTGGCCCTGTACGGCATCGAGGCCGACACGCTGGACGTGCGCGTGAGGGCCGGGCCCGGCGGCCCGGACCCGGTGCCACCCGTCCACCTTGACCTCTGGGAGCAGGCATTCGGCGAATGGGAGTACCTGTTCGGAAACTTGCAACGCGCCACCTCGTACACGCTCAAGGACCTGCCTCTGCACCCGGCCGCTGAGGTGACTATCAAGCTCTCGCGAAACAACGTGGGCGTGGAGGCCGCCGTAGGCTATATCAGCGTGGGCCAGTGGAGCCGGCTGCTGGCTCCGGCCGGCCGCATCAGCGCGGTGGTGCAGGGCGCCGAGGCGAGCACCAAGAGCTACGCCTACTACCGCGAAAACGCCGACGGCACGTTCGTTCGGCGCCGCGGGCGGCAGTCCACCAACATGACGCTGTCGTGCGTCATCGACGCGGACCAGGCCAACGCAGCCAAGACGCTGCTCGATCGGATCCTGGATCAGACCGTGGCCATTGAGGCCAGCGGCCTGCCGCGATTCGGCTATCTCTCCACCGTGGGTTCCGTGACCGGCACGGTCCGGGCCGACACCTCTGCGACCGCATCGGTCGCTTTGCAGATCAAAGGCAACGTATGACGGACATCGTCCCTACTCCGGCGCCGCCCACGGTGCCGCCGTATCCGGCCCTGGGCAGCTCGAATTTCAACAGCGAGGCGTACACCTACGGATCCAACATGCCGGGGGTGGTGGCCGGCATCCAAGCTATGTGCCAGGCGGCCTGGACCAACGCCGTTGCCGGCCAGGAGCGCGCAACCGCAGCCGCCGCGTCTGCAAANCCGCGGCGGGCTGGGCGTTCGTGGAGCGCGCGCTGGAGACGGCGCGACGCACGGGCTACCTGCCTGACCAGGCGCCGCTGCAGGAGGCCATTGGGGCCGCCCGCGGCGGGCTGGACTCGCGGGCCTATGCAACGCAGTTCGAGCAGGACCGGGACCGCCTGGTCCTGGCCGGCATGCTGTCCGGCCTGGAGAGCATCAGCGGCAGGCAGAAGACCGCAGCGGAGCAGCAAATCAAGCTGCTGGAGGACCAGGGCAAGGCGCTGGACCTGCAGACCGAGACGATCAACCGGCAGCTGAAAGCCCAGCAGGAAATGCTGGACTACTGGCGCCGGCAGATCGACATCGCGAACGGCACCTTCGACGCGACCCTGTCCGTGGAGCAGGCGATCGACAAGCTGGCAACGGCGCTGGGCAAGCCGCCCGCGACGAAGCCGCCGCAGGGCGGTGGGTCGCAGGCCGTCTGGGGCGGGTCGAGTCCGGGCACGGTTACCGCTCCTGCGCAGCCCGAGGCCAAGTACCGGCGGGTCACCTCGCTGGGCACCTCGATCGGGTACACGCCCGTCATCGACCAGGCGTTGATCGCCAAGCTGGACGGGCTCTCGGGCCTGTACCACTCCTTCGACGGCACTGGGGACCTGATCGGGTTGCTCACGGCAATTCGGAGTGCTGGCGGGACGCTGGACGATCTGTCGATCCTGAGCGGGTATTTCTACAGCGACTGGGTGAAGGCTGCAGCCAGCGTGGGCGTGCCGGCGTTCGCGGTGGGCACGAACTACGTGCCATACGACACGCCGGCCATCGTCCACAAGGGCGAGCGGATCATCCCGGCCGCCGACAACCGCGCCCTGATGGCCGCGATCGACGCGGGCCAGCAGAGCGGTCGGTCGGAACGGTTGGAGGGCCTGGTGGCGCAGCTGGTGGCCGAGAACCGGCAGCAGGCAGGCGAGATCCTGCGGCTGAACGCGCGCATCGCGAAAGTGCTGGAGCGATGGGACGGAGACGGCACGCCGCCGCAACGAGAGGAGCAAACCGCATGAGCATCAAGTCCCTGACCGTGGTGCGGCCGATCGCCGTCACCCCGGCCATGCTCGTGAGCACCAACGTGCCCGAGTCCGACTATCCCGTTTGGACATCGGGCACTACCTATGCGGTGGGCGCCCGCGTCATGCACGTGGGCGCCCACAAGGTGTACCAGAGCGTGCAGGACGGCAACGTGGGCAAAGACCCGACGGCCACGGCGGGATGGTGGGTGGAGGTTGGCGCGACCAACCGCTGGAAGGTCTTCGACAGGTCGGTGAGCTCGCAGACCGCGCAGGCCTCCAGCATCCAGTATCGGCTGCGCCCAGGTCAGGCGATCACGTCGCTCGCGGTCCTGAACCTCTCCGGGACCACGAGCATGCGCGTGCGCGTGATCGATCCGGCCTACGGCACGGTGTACGACAAGACGGTGGACCTCTCTCGCCAGCCTGTGGCGGCCGGGTGGTGGCAGTGGTTCTTCGGCGAGCGGCGCATGCCCACGCAGTCCGTCCAGATGGATCTGCCGAGCTTCCCGGGCGCAGATGTGCTCGTGGACATCATGGGCGGCGCGACGCTCGCGGTGGGCGTGCTGCTGCTTGGCCAAGTGCGCACTTTCGGGCTGGGCGTTAAGGCCGGCGCGCGGGTGGGCATCCAGGACTACAGCCGCAAGGAACGCACTGAGTTCGGCGACGTGGTGGTGGTGGAGAGGGCTTTCGCAAAGCGCGCGAGCTTCTCTCTGCTGCTCACGGCCGCGGAGGTGGATTCCTTCAACGACTTCCTGGCTGAGGTTCGCGCCACGCCCTGCCTGTGGGTGGGCTCCGAGCGCTACGCATCAACCACGGTGTACGGCTTCTACAAGTCGTTCGACATCGTGATTTCCTACTACGACTACTCGGACTCCGAGCTGGAGCTGGAAGGGCTCACATGACCAACATCACATCCCCGCCAGCAATCGACGCGCTGCCCCCGGCGCCGCTGCCGACCGACACACCGGCGGACTTCAACAGCAAGGGCTTTGCCACCGTGGCGGCGCAGGTCAATATGGTGCCGCAGATCAATGCGGTGGCCGCCAACGTGTTCCAGAACGCTACGGCTGCACAGGAGCGAGCGACGGCGGCCGCGGGCTCCGCGACCACGGCCGGCACGCAGGCGATCAACGCTGCCGCCGCGCGCGCTGGCGCCGAGGCTGCGCGCGACACGGCCATCACCCAGGCAGGCAACGCGAGCGCATCGGCCACGGCGGCCAGCGCATCGGCGCTGCAGGTGGACAGACGATACCTTGGGGCCAAGGCCTCCGCGCCGGCCACCGACAACCAGGGGGCAGCCCTGCAGGCCGGCGCGGTGTACTACAACACCAGCACCAGCAAGGTGATGACATGGAGCGGTAGCGCATGGGTGGAGGGCATCTCCGCCGTGGCCGGGGTGTCCTCGGTCAATGGCCGGTCGGGTGCGGTCACGCTGACACCCGCTGACCTTCCGACCCTGGCGCCCAAGGTGTCGCCGTCCTTCGCAGGCATCGTCTCGTACACCGGCGCGCTGCGCGGCAACGCGCTGGAGATGGGCGACCTTGTGGTCGATTGCAACCACTCCAATTATTTTTTCCAGACCATCTTCGGCAACGCCGCGTTCAGCTTCGTCAACCCACCGGCGTCTGGTGTGCGCGGCTCATTCGCCCTGGAGGTGGACCACCGGGGAGGCGTTATCACCTGGCCCGCGTCGGTCAAGTGGCCGGCCAACGTCGCGCCGACGCTCACCACTGGACGCGTCCACCTCTTCATGTTCACCACGCGCAACGGCGGCACGACCTGGCGCGGCGCAGCACTGAGCAACTACCAGCCATGATCGACATCGAGCAACTCATGTTCGCGGGCAACGCAGCACCTGGCCAGGTGGAGTTTCTCGCCTCGGCCACCTGGATCGTTCCTCCGGGGGTGGAGTCGATCTCTATGGTCTGCGTGGAGACGGGCGGCTTCGGCAACGCCACCCAGGTTGTCGTCGGTGGCGTGATCGTCTGCCGCGCGCTCAACTTCGATCGGATCGGCGACGGAGGCGGGAATGGTGGCGCAGGAGGCGGGTGGGTGGATACGGGGACGCCCGGCGCGGACCCGTTGGCCGGGGGCGGGGGCGGTGCTGGTGGCTATACCGGCGATGGCGGCCCCGGGGCCAGCTGGCCAAATTCTGCCGGCACAGGGTCGGGCGAGGGCAACTCTGGCGGCACCATCGGTTATGGCGGCAAAGGCATCGGGCTCAAGGGCGTCGGCAGCGCTCCGGGGAGCGATTCGAGCGGGGTGTTCGGTGGGTCGTACGGAGGTGGCAACGGCGGCCCTACCAGCACCAGCAATGGGTCGAGAGGCGGCGCGCTCGCGTGGAAAAACAACGTGGCTGTGGTCCCTGGCCAGGCCGTCACGATCACGGTATTTGTCCCGTCCGGGTCAGTGCTGCGCCAGGGTGCTGGCGCCGTGCGAATCATGTGGGGCGGAGGCCGCTCCTATCCCAACAACGCAGGAGACATGTGATGTATTTGCACATCGAGACGGGGGCGTATCCGCTGACCGAGCAAGACGTGATCGCGCGACACCCGGAGTGCTCTTTCCCGGTGCCGTTCTCGGCGCCCGACGGGTATCTGCTCGTCGAGGCCACCGCCCAGCCCGCCCATGACGCGGCGGCGGAGCGCACGGTGGAGCTGCCACCGCTGGAGGTGGGTGGCGTGTGGCGGCAGACCTGGGCGGTGGTGCCGCTCACGGCCGAAGAAATCGATGCACGAGAGCGAGAAGCAGCCCGCGACGTGCAGCGCGCACGCGGCATGAAGATCGCGGCGATCAACTCCGAATACGAGCGGCGCACCGCGGCGATCTCGGCCAGCTATCCGAGCGCCGAGCGAGAGAGCTGGCCGGTGCAGACCCGAGAGGCCCGAGCCCTGCAGGCAGATGACGCGGCGGCAACCCCGTGGATCGATGCTGCTGCCGCGGCGCGCGGCCTGGACCGCGCCGAGCTGGCGCGAAGGATCGTGGCGCTGGACATGGCCTACCGATCCGTGCACGGCGCGCTGTCGGGCACGCGCCAACGGCTGGAGGAACTGGCCTGGAACGCCGCAGACATCGAGCAGATCGAGGCGATCGACGAGGCCGCCGGCTGGCCGACCTGACCTCGTTGCACCACCCCACCACAGCCCGCCGCGTGCGGGCTCTTTTGCGTTCAAAGGATCTTCATGACCACCACCCCTCGCGGGATCCGCAACAACAACCCGGGCAACATCGACCGCACCGCAGACCGCTGGCAAGGCATGGCAGAGGATCAGAGTGGCGACTCCCGTTTCGTCGTTTTCTCGGCGCCTGTGTGGGGCCTCCGGGCCCTGGCCAAGGTGCTGCTGTCGTACTACCGCAAGCGCGGGCTCAACACGGTGGAGTCGATCATCGGGCGCTGGGCGCCGAGCGTCGAAAACGACACCGGCGCGTATGCCCAGGCCGTGGCCCGCGCCATGGATGTGGCAGTCCGTGACGAGCTCAACATCGAGCACCCGGACGTGCTCGCGCTGCTGGTCGAGGCCATCGTGCAGCACGAAAACGGCCAGCAGCCGTACCCCGCCGACCTGATCGACCAGGCCGTGCGCCTGGCGCTGGAGTGATGCCGATGGAATCTCCGGACCTCAACAACTTCCCCGGCGGCCCTTTCGGCGCACTGGGCGCATTGTCGACTGCCGTGGTCAGCGGCTTCCTTTTCCTCCGCCAGTACCTGAGCCGCGGCGCGGCGGACCGTGCGGACGACGCCGGCCGCGTGTCGGCGATCAACGTCTACAAGGAGCTGCTGGAGGCCGAACGCGCCGCACGCGCCCAGGCCGACAAGCGGGCTGATGACTTCGCGCGCGAACGAAACGAGGCGATCACCGCGCTCGGCAAGCTGCAGGGGCAGCTCGAGGGCATGCAGCGCCAACTGCAGCACGCCACCGACGAAATCACCAGCCTGCAGGCGCAGGTGCGCGAACTGACGGAGCAAGTCCATGCAAAAACCTGATCTGCACCGGGCCCGCGCGGTGATCGCGGGCAGCGCCATGCTNTGCAAACCGTGGAGGTGCGGGTGCCTGTGCCGGTGGAGTGCCGCGAGCCCGTGCCGGCGCGCCCCGCCATGCCAACCGATGCGCTTCGTCCGGGTGCGAGCCTGGACGATTTCGCCCGGGCGGCGTTGGCGGAGATCGAGCGCCGCGAGGGCTACGAGGGCCAACTGCTGACCGCGCTGGAGGCGTGCCGCGCTCCCATCAGGCCTTGACCGCGCCGGCCCGCGTGTAGCTGTCCAGGCTGGATACAGTGCCGTCGATGGCCACCATCTCGCCGGCGGACCCTGGCGCCACCTCGAGGCGCACCCCCAAGAATGGCTCCCCGTCGGCCAGTCGCTGGCCTGTGACGGCCCTGCGGATTGCCTCCCGAGCGTCGTTGAGGTCAGAGAGCTGGGCCGGGCTGAGGATGAACTTCTGCGGGTAGGCGTTGGCGTGGGCTTTCCAATGCGCCTGGACGGCTTGGACAAGGATCTCGTAGAGGTGGGGCATGCCGGCATTGTCGCCGGCCAGGTGCCGGCCGGGGCCAGAATTCCTCCCTGGAACTTCCCTGAGACAGCCAGCGAGCAGCGGTTTTCATTGGGAAAGCGATGGCCTGCCCGGAGGGACTCGAACCCTCCGGCTTCAAGCTGCACTCCCCCCGAAATTCCGTCTAACCGACTTCCCTGTTCCCTCTGAAATGCCGGCTTGACCAGACCCATCTCGGTTAGACAAGATCGCGCTAACCTTTTGATTTGTAACGCTTGGCTATCTGCTTTGGGAGCAGAGGGTCGCGAGTTCGAATCCCGCCGCTCCGACCATTGATATCAAGGGGTTAGGTCCAAAAGGCCTAGCTGTGATGTCTCAATAGGTTGTTCATCCAGGCCCGACCTGGGAAGCTGTGGTTACCAGGCCCCAGCAACTCAGGACAGGACACCGGATGAACAGTCATAAGCATGCGCGATTGACCCGCGCAGGTCGAGCCCTTCTGGTCGACAGAGTGCTCCAGCAGAACTGGACGATGCGCCAAGCCAGCGAAGCCGCAGGCGTGAGCCTGCGCACCGGCTACAAGTGGATGGCCCGCTTTCGCAACGAAGGCCCCGATGGCTTGCTCGACCGCAGCTCCCGCCCGCACCGCAGCCCCCAGGCCTGCCCACCCGAGCAGGTCCAGCTGTTCGAACAGCAGCGCCGCCAGCGCTTGCCCCTTTGGCGCATCGCCCGTGAGACCGGCCGCAGTCTGGCGACCGTAGCGCGCCACATGGACCGCATCGGCCTGAGCCGGCTCGCATCGCTGGAGCCACCGCAGCCCGTGCGTCGCTACGAGCGCGCCAGCCCGGGCGAACTGCTGCACATCGACACCAAGCGGCTCGGCCGCATCCACGGCGTGGGCCACCGCATCACCGGCGACCGAACCCAGAACCGCAACCGTGGCATCGGTTGGGATGCGGTGCATCTGGCCATCGACGACCACTCCCGCGTGTCCTTCGCCCAGGTCCTGGCCGACGAGACAGCGCTGAGTTGCGTGCAGTTCCTGCGAGACGCGGTGGCCTACTACGCCAACATCGGCGTACGCATCGAGCGCGTCATGACCGACAACGGCTCTGGCTACAAAAACGCCTTCCGCGCGGCCTGCGAGGAATTGGGCATCCGCCACATCCGCACGCGGCCCTATACGCCCAAGACCAACGGCAAGGCCGAGCGATTCGTACAGACCAGCCTGCGGGAGTGGGCCTATGCCAGACCCTACGAAAGCTCAGCCCAACGCACGGCTGCCCTGCAGCCCTTCATTGACGGCTACAACTGGTGCCGGCCACACTCCGCGCTCGGCCATCAGCCTCCCATCACACGCATTCCGGGTGTGAACAACCTCGTGAGACTCAACACCTAG